AATACTTTTTATTTTTCTTTTCTATTATTTAATTGAATACGGAATCATCCCCAAAATTATGGTCATAGCCACGGGGGTAGAGTTGGATCAGGTTAGAACTAATCGACGATCATTGGGTATGAAGGACTGCCGCCAAAGATACGCCTTGCCGCTCCGCCTGCAAAAGGCACCGCGGATGCAGCAATATCTAGTAGAGCGTCTTTGGCAAACCCGCCCAAGCGTTGAAAGAAGGACGATCCCGACTTCTGGATGCCCTTATGCTTCGCGTGGACGCGTGATGCAGCCTGCAACACCAATGGGTCGTGTGTTGACCCCGGCTTTGCCATCACTGACATTGCTGAGGCCGTCACAGTGAGAACTTCAAGGTTCATAACAATCTCACAACTGATTGAACTGGGGTACGTGCCAGCTGGAGGCAAGCCGTTGAACAACACCGCCAGTGTGTCGTAATCAGCGTCATTGCCTAGTGCTGTGTACTCCTTCCAATCCACGCCAGATGGCTTTGCGATGTAGTGCAAATCCAATCCACTGGCCGTGTCGTTCACAACAGAGTTCCACATGTTGCCATCTATGACAATACCGTCCGTGGCTAGTGCTTGCATAACTACTGCGCGGTACTCACCACTCATGTTGAGGGGAGCGACCGTGCTGTAGAAGCGCACACCGTACGAGACGATACGATACCTAGAAAAATTGGCATTAAAGGCGGCGATGTCAGCGGGTGGCTGTAGCGCGCCCCATGTAGTTACTGTGTTGCCTACGTGAGCTGTTGCTTGCTTGAAGATCCCGGAAGGATTCGGATTGATCGCAATCGCAGCTTGGTTACCTATTGTGGTTAGGTTAACAAGCGTCCTCAGCTGGAAAGTCGTGCTAAAGGCACTGTCGTCATCGGGGATTCGCGCACCACGAGCTTGAGAACTAAACGGATTGGTGAGACCTGTTACAGCCCCATGCTTAGTTTCAAGCGATGGCGGAACCCGATTGGACAGCGACGTATTGGCACGCTTCCCGCGGGTAAGGTTGCGTCCTTTCTTCTTCCTTCGGTTCATCTTAGATACCATTCTCAAATAGTAGCTGGTTAGTTTACAAATATATATGTTACAATCGAGGGTTTTGGTGTACTATAACGTGTACAGAGGTTGTGAGAGATAATGTGTTGTTTGCTTTGTTGGTAATTTGGTTGAATATCCCGAGAGGCCAGTCGCGAAAGAGAAGGTGTGGTCAGCCCAATGCTGCTCGATCAACACCTGTTGGTCAGGGGTAACACCGTAGGCCTCATAAAACCCTAACCTCGCATCAGATGTTATGGGTAAAGCCTTGGCGTCCAAGCCCCGTGCATTCCTGACCATTCCGCTACCGCGTAGCCATGGGTGATCCCCGAAGGTTCCCTCCCCTGACCTCCTAAGTGCAGAATAAAGCTCGTATAGTATAGGTACTCCCGCATTCAGGGACATACCACAACCACCGACGTCGTTTGCCCACTTCTTCCACGCTTCTTCCGTGGTAAGTGGCAGCAACGACACAAAGTCCTTTGCAATAGACTCAGGATACTGCCTGACCATGGTTACACCACGGGCAGTCGGTATCGGATGAGACTGACAAAAGTCAATGTGCTCCATCCTGTACACAGGTTCTTCCAACTCCATGTGGTACCCGGCACTCTTGCAGTGCTCAAATAAACCGTCCAACTTGTGGAGGTCGCATTGTTCTAGTACTAACACGCAGTCATCACCATTGTTGATCAAGCGATAGTTGAGCTTCGCATCCACACAGAATGAGTGCACTAAGGAGCACGCGATTAGGCATGTACCCAGGCCGGTGTTCATATCACCAGACGCCCTGATACCCATCTTGTACTTCAACACTCCTTCATCCATGTAGCTACGGCATCTGCTCTCCAACTGCCATTTCAACAAACGTTTGAACTCATCCTTCTCGCCACCGTGATAGTGTGCGGCGTATACTCGTTGTTCAAACCTCAAAGCGGCACGCCCAGTATGTTGGTCAAATCTCTTGGCGTCAAAGGCTACAGCGACCGGATTGGAAAAACTATTCCAGATCTCCTCAACCGCCTTGCCTACTTCGACAGAGTTTAGTCCCTTCATGACTGTCGTACCTCCACACATCTCGTTCAACCTCTTATAGAGGGCTCCCTCGATGGGTTTCACAAATAACCCAACTTCAAGATTGTACCTAGCGTCACGTGGTGATATGATTCTAGGCGCGGGATCCCGTTTGGCAGAAAAATTTGTCTTCTCTGCTTTCACAAACGCTTTGACATTGCTGTCTCTACGATTGACCGGTAACACCGCCAAGCTTGCAAACGCTTGTTGGTAGCGACGTCGGATACGAGCGTCATCATAATGACCAATAAATTGATCAACTGAATACTTGCTGATATCACTGATGTTTCTACTTATATAGCGCCATGCATGCCTAGTGGCCGATCGGAACCCCTCCTCACTCTGCGGGTATGGCTTTTGAGGACCGTTACCGTAATCAACGGTGAAGATCCTCTCAACCACGCCACGCATCGTGTTCGACAATGTTGGATTATGCACGCTGTACAATGTGTTGGGGCCATCTCCCACGTGCACATGTACTTTCCTTCCTCGTGGCATCCCTGGCCGCTTCACCACCTCAACGGAGGGATGACTGACCTCAACTTCAGTATCCACTCCTGGTAAAACAACTGGGCACCCCTAGTAACCGCGCAGGCCGAATTGTCTCGTCCGCTTAGTGTTCTTTTTCGTCGTGAACACATAAGCCTCCACGAGATCACCTTCTCGCTTGACGAAATATTCTTCCAATGCACGTTGTACCAGGGCAGCACGATGAGCGAACCTCACACATGACTGATCAACTAGCTCGTGTCCCGACATGAACCGACGAACCACTTCTTTGTTGACCAGACTGTAAGGCATGTTGCCGAATTTGAGTTCAGCAGCTGCGCTCAGCTCCTGCGCGCGCTCGCCTCGTTTATAGGCGGCAGGAGACTCGGATGGTGTGTCCAGCTCTTCCGTACGAGCTGTCACTGGCTGCTTGTTAGAGTCTGCAGCCTTTCCATCTTTTCCACTTACTTTGGATTCCACCGGTGTGGGTGGGGTCTGACTCTCCATCAAACCGTCGCTTAATTCACGACGTTGGCGGGTCATTATCCGTTTCGTGTGCTTTCTTGCCGTGCGGACCGCTCGTTTGCGTGTTGACCTGTACATCACCCAATTGTACAGGGCCACGCCGGGCCGGAC